TGGGGCACCAGCTGCTCGGCCAAGGTGCAGCGGATGGCGGAGGACGCCAAGGACCGCGACAAGCCGGTCCTTCTCCTCCACGCCGTCGAGCCGCGGGCCGAGAAGGGGAGCTACGCCAACACCGTCCGCGACAGCGACTTCGCCTCCTGCATCGTCGAGGTCGGCGAGAAGCACCTGGTCTCGGAGTCGGGCTACTACGAGTTCCCCTACCGGGTCGACTACTGGGCCCGCAACAATCCCGGCCCCTACGCCGAGGGGCCGGTGGCGCTGGCGCTCGCCGACGTCAAGTCGCTGAACGCCCTTTCCGAGGCGGCGCTGCAGGCGGCCCAGCAGGCGGTGGCGCCGCCGCTGGCGACGCATGCCGACGTCGACGGTATCCGCATCGACCTCAACCCGCGGGCGGTCAATCCGGGCTACATCTCCAGCGACGGCAAGCCGCTGTTCGCGCCGGTCGTCACCGCCCGCCCCGACTTCGCCGAGGCGGTGCTCGCCAGCAAGCGGGAGCAGCTCGGCACGACGCTCTACACCAACCTGTGGACGACGATCATCGACTCGCAGCGGGAGCAGACGGCCTTCGAGGTCAGCATCAAGAACCAGGAGCGGGCCGACATGATCGGCCCGGTGGGCACCACGCTGCAGGCCGGTCTCTCCTTCCAGGTCGACCGCGAGGTCGGCATCCTGGCGCGGCTCGGCGCCTTCGAGCCGGGCTCGCCGCTGGCGCCGCCGGACTCGCTCTACGGCAAGGACATCGGCGTCCGCTTCACCTCGCCGCTCGACCGCGCCCGCAAGCTCGGCGAGTTCCAGGGCCTGACCCAGCTGTGGGCCTTCGCGGCGACCGTCGCCCAGGTCGATCCGAGCGTCGTCGACCGGCTCGACGCCGACGAGTCGATCGACTTCGCCCACGACGCGCTCGGCGCGCCGGAATCGGTGCTGGTGGCCGAGGACGTGCTGGCCGCCCGCCGCCAGGCCCGGTCCGACCAGAACCAGCGGAACGACATGATCGCCACCACCGCGGCGACCGGCGAGGCAGCAACCTCGGCCGCCCAGGGCGCCGACGCGCTGGCCGCCTCGCCGGCGGCGCAGGAGATCCTCAAGTCGATCGCCGGGGCGCAGGGATGAGCGCGCGGCGGAAGCGGATCGTGTCGCTGGTCACCAGCCGCACGCGGGCCGCCCGCGAGGTGATCGCGGAGCTGGAATGGCTGCTGGGCCAGGCGAGGAAGGGCGAGATCATCCAGATCGCCAGCGCCGTGGTGAAGGCGGACCGGACGGTGATGACGACGTGGACGGCCGGCGAGCACTGCGGCGAACAGATGGCCGGCATCGCCGATCTCTTCCACCGCTTCGGGCGGATGCGCGACCAGATGGCCGAGCGCGACTGACATGCGCAATCTCGGCAGCCGCCAGCCGGGCAAGAGCCCCGGCGTCAAGCGCCAGGCGACGGCCAAGCGCGACCAGGCCGCCGCCTACCAGCGGCTGTTCGCCGGCCACGGCGGCGCCGAGGACGCCGAGCTGGTGCTCGTCGACCTCGCCGAGTTCTCCGGCTTCTACAAGACATCGCCGCCGGGGACGACCGACGGCGAATTGAGGTTCCGGGAAGGGGCGCGCTTCGTGTTCGCACACATCCGCTCCCTCCTCGGACTGACCGAGGCCGAGCTGCAGGCGCTGGAAACGGCGGCCCGCATCGAGGCCCTCACCATCTACGAATGAGGATCTTTTCATGACAGAGGACGCTAACGGGTCCGCTACGGTCGTCGAACCGGACGCGGGTGTCTCGGCTGCGGCCAACGGGAACGGCGACCAAGGGTCGAAAGCCGCTCCCGCTGATCCCTTCTCCGGTCTGGATCCAGGCATCCGGGAGTGGATCGGGAACGCGGGACTGAAGCTCGACGATCCGGCCAAGCTTGTGTCGGACCTCGTAGTGAAGACCCGCGGTGCGGAGACCCTGATCGGCAAATCCGTGCAGCTGCCGGGCGACGACGCCGGCCCTGAGGACTGGAACAAGTTCTTCGGCCGGCTGGGGCGCCCGGAGAAGCCGGACGGCTACGGGTTCCAGGTTCCCGACGAGATCAAGGACAGCTACGACGCCGGCTTCACCGAGGCGTTTCGCGGCGCCGCCCACCAGGCGGGGCTGACGCCCAAGCAGGCGTCGGTCGTTCATGACTGGTATGTCGGGATGTACACCGACGGCCTCAAGCAGGCCGGGGAAGCGCGGACGGCGGAAGCCGCCGAGGCGACCCGGCAGCTCGAGAAGGCCTTCGGCGGCGCCCGGGACTCGGAGGCGTTCAGGACGTCGGTCGGGCTGATCGGCCGGGTGCTTCAGGACCAGGGCGAGGCGATCGCCAGGGACCTGAAGCAACACGGCATCGACGTCAGCCTGAAGGACGGCCTGATCGAGGCCGGCGCGCTCGGCGAGGTCGAGCGGGAAGACGGCGCGAAGCAGCTCGTCGTCCTCAACGCGCCCGTCGGCATCCTCCTCAGCCGGCTCGGCAAGGCCCTCTACAGCGAGGACGGCCTCGACAAGGGAGGCGGCGGCTCGCCCGCCGACAACCCGTTCAAGGACGGCCCCGGCATGGGCAACCAGACTGTGCAGATGCAGATGATCGCCAGCGACAGGGCGCAGGCCGTGCGGCTGATCCAGCTCGCCGGCCACAAGCCCGAGGACTGGGGCATCGCCGCCTGATCAGGACACTCCGCTCCGACCCCCTCACGAGGCCGCCTTCGGGCGGCCTTTCCTTTGACCGGAGCACCCGACCATGACCACCACCACCCGCATCTCGGACGGCTTCGTCCCCGACGTCTGGTACAACTGGATGGCGAAGGACACCACCGAGAAGACGTCGCTGTTCACCAGCGGCATCATCCGCACTTCGGCCGAGCTCGCCGCCAGCCTCGCCGGCGGCGGCCGCACCTTCAACATGCCGTTCTGGAAGGACATGTCCGACGACGAGCCGGGCATCGCCTCCGACGACCCGGCGGTCGAGAGCGTGCCGGAGAAACTGTCGAGCGGCAAGGACATCGTCCGCCGGCAGGTCCGCACCCACTCGATCTCCACCGCCGATCTTACCCCGGTGTTGACCGGCGGCGACCCGATGGGCCGCATGCGCCAGGCCTTCGCGCGGTTCTGGGAGCGTCACTTTCAGCGGACGCTGGTCAAGCACCTGACCGGCGTCTTCGCCGACAACGTCGCCAACGATTCCAGCGACATGGTCAACGACATCTCCAACGACTCGGCGGCGACCGCCACGGCCGCGGAGCTGATCTCGGCCGAGGCGATCATCGACACCGAGCACACCATGGGCGACAGCTTCGACGCCTTCACCACCGTCGCCATGCACTCGGATGTCTACAAGCGGCTGTCGAAGCTCAACCTGATCGACTTCATCCCCGACAGCGAGGGCCGCACCCGCTTCACCATGTATCAGGGCAAGCGGGTGATCGTCGACGACGCCTGCCGCAAGCAGGTGGCCGGCACCGACACCACCAACCGCAACAAGTACTCGACCTATCTGATGGCCGAGGGTGCGGCGGCGTGGGCGGAGGTGCCGACGGCGACTCCGGCCGAGGTGAAGCGCGAGCCGGCGCAGGGCAACGGCATGGGCGTCGAGACGCTCTACAACCGGCGCCAGTACGTCATGCACATCCCCGGCATCAAGTGGACGGATTCGTCGGTCGCCGGCGAGTTCCCCTCCTACGCCGACCTCGCCAACGCGGCCAACCACGACCGGGTCTACGTCGAGCGCAAGCAGATCCCGATCGCCGAGCTGATCACCAACGGCTGATCCGGCGCCGACCGACAGATGAGGCGGGCCGCAACCTGCGGCCCGCCCGGCTTCACCTTTCCCGTTACTCCCTGAGGACAGATCAATGACCAGCTCTCTCGCCTTCCTGGCGGGCCGCGACGGCTCGCCCAAGACCGACTTCCACGAATGGTTCGACGATTTCGACGACTACTCGGCCTCCGAGTGGGTGATCACCGAGACCGGCTCCGGCACCCGCGCCGTCGCCGACGCCAAGGACGGCATCCTGGTGGTGACCAACGCCGCCTCCGACAACGACGTCAACAGCCTGCAATGGTCGGGGCTCACCGGCTCGGGCGTCGCCGAGACGTGGAAGTTCGTCGAGGGCAAGCGGCTCTACTTCGGCGCCCGGCTGAAGATCTCCGACGCCACCGAGTCCGACCTCAAGGTCGGTCTCCACATCACCGACACGACGCCGATCGGCTCGACGGTGACCGACGGCATCTTCTTCCGCAAGGACGACGGCGACGCCGATCTCGACGGCATCGTCGTCAAGGACTCGACCTCGACCGGCTCGCCGACCGCCATGGCGTCGATGGCCGACGACACCTACACGGTGCTGGAGTTCTACTACGACGGCGCCACGGCGGCGAACGGCGGCATGATCCAGTTCTTCAAGGACGGGGTCAACGTCGGCAACGTCGACCTCGACAACGTCCCCGACAACGAGGAGCTGGCGATCTCCTTCGCCCACCAGAACGGCGAGGGCGTCGCCAAGATCCTGTCGGTCGACTGGATCCGGGTCGTGCAGGAGCGCGGCACGTAATGGCCTGGGCCAAGCGCAAGGTCGGCCGCGACCGGTACGTCGTCGAGCGCGACGGCGTGCCGGTGACGGCCCCGCCGAAGCCGCCGGCGAAGGGCAAGAGCGGCAAAGAGGCGAGGACGGCCGGAGGCCGGACCGGGAATGCAGAAAACCAGGTCCGGCTGTTCAGGGCCGACGAGGCCGAGGCCTTCATCGTCGCCGAACGCGACAAGCGCCCGGCGCGCGACAAGGACAAGGCCTGGCAGGCCCATGTCGACGCGGTGACGCGGCGGCCGGTCGAGCAGGACCTCGCCGAGATCCGGCCGATCCTCATGAAGCGGCACGACGCCGACGAGGTGGAGGTCCTGCTTCGCGGCATCGAGCCGGTGCTCAAGGCCGGCAAGCAGGGCGTCCGCCGCGAGCGGCGCTACCTGCTGCCGCCCGCGGCGCCAACGAAGGCCGCCTGACATGGCCCGCAAGGCGCGCTTCCAGAAGATGGCCGCGCGCGGCCGCCGGCGGCGCAAGTAGCCGCACCTTCGACCTCTACGACTATCGGGCCGAAGGCGGCCTGACCATCGGGTGAGGGACCGGGAAGCGTTTCCGGCCCCTCACCCGCAAGCGCGCCGCCGCGCGGCGGCGCAAATAACCAGCAACCCCATTCGACAAGGAAGGATTCCGATCATGGGCGGTGTTCCCCGCACTGGTTTCCGGCGCTCGCTGGACGACCTCTACGACTATCTCGATACCGAAATCCCGCTTGGCCTGTTGCGCTCCAACGACGTCAAGTGGGTCTACTCCGG